GTGGTTGTCCAGAGTGCGGCAGACGCGGCCTGGGAGTTCACGGCAGCCACGACACGGGTTTGCCCGCGCGCCGCGAAGATACGGTTGCTCAGTTCCTCCGTGCCCCACACCTGGCCACCTGGGGAATGGGCCTCGATCACGATTGACTTGACTGCCGGATTGGCGTTCAGTGCGGCGAACTGCCGCCCGAATTGTTCGGTCGAAGTGCCCCCACTGGCGTTCATCTCCATGCCGCCGTGCTGATACATCGTCCCGAACAACGGCAGCACAGCCACGAAGCCGCCGCCTGCCCCGCTAGCCGTCATTTCTGCCAGCGCAAACTGTTCTCCGTCCAAGCTGACGCAATAGCCCTCCGGTTGCTCCGGTGGTTCCTCCATCGCCACGAGCGTACCGGCTGCCGCCGACTCAATGAAGTGCGCGATGTCCTCCAATTTGCTTGGCAAGATGCAGTGCGGGGTGTTGAATAAGGTCGAAAGAATTGCTTTGTAGGTTTTCATATCTGCTCCAATTGTTCGCGGGCTTGCTGCACCGCCTTTGCTTTAATTGCGTCACACGCCACGGCCACGTTGGCAGGTAAGTCTGCTGCTGTGTAGGGTGCCATCGTAAACTTATCCAAGTCGGCATGAATCGACATCACCGCCAGCCCCACGAGCGCGGCAATTGACTCCGGCTCACGTGGCCACCGCGCCAACAGATTCAGCCACTCGGCAAACTGCTTGCCGCCCTGGTTCGCTTTGGCCTTCGCTTGCTCGCAGGCACGGGTCGCGAGTCTTTCAATCTCATGCATCGCCAACTCATCAAACGCGCCGCGATTATCTGGCGACTGCTGCGGCAGTTTGCCCTCAATGATTGGCAGCCCTGACTTGTCAAGTACCGTCATGTTTGCAGGAACCATGTACGTATCGCCTACGTCGCCGATGGGTCGCTGATTCTCTTGCCGCAGAATATCGTTCGCGGATGCTAGGCCGTTCTGCCGCTCGAATAGGTGACGAGCCGTGCGGGCTTCCAGATTCACTCGCACTAACGCCTTGCGATTGAACTCGATTAGATGCGTATCGTTTTCCTGCTCATCTTCGCTCAAGCACTTTGCCTCTAGCTCGTCTTCCCAGACTTGCAGCCACGGGTCAATATCATCGTCTAGATGCTCTTGGTTGGACTGCTCCAAAGAGTTGTAAGCCACCCGGCTGGAGTCGCCCAATTTGTGCGACTGAATCCCGAGTGCCAGGGCGATTTCGACACGATCAAACTGCCGCAATTCTAGAAGCTGCGCCTTCTCAGGATCGACGGTAAGCTGCTGATACTTCGCGCCGTCCTCCAGCAGCATCAAACGGTGGGCGGTGCCGATCCCCTCCGAGCCGCTCTTGATAGCCTTCGCAAAGTTCGACTGCTGCTCCTCTTTGAGCCCTGGCGGCATAAAGACAATGCCGGTTGCCGTCGCTCCCTGTCCGT